AGATTGGACAAGACCAATAGCCTCAGATACCTCTTTTTGTTGAAGTCCTTTATTAGACCTCAAAACATAAAGGTTATTTGGAAATTTCATTTTAGATTATTAGCTCCCTTAACAATAAAGATTGATATATTATTTATAATATTTATTCAATTTAATTGTTAAGCAGGAGGTGCTATGGGGGGATTATCCCAAACTTTAAGATTAGACAATCCAAACATATGTTGCAATTTACGATGACGAAGTTTTAAGCATCGTGGCTTTCTTTTAATTTTTTTAAAACCACGATTTGACAAAAAACATAGATTTTTAAATTTTAATATTTTTGTAATTTTTACACAAATTTTATTACACATTCGCCCCACCATATTTATTTTATACTGGAGGTACAAGCAAACCGCCTCCAAAACGTATATCTCCCATATATTACTATAAGGTAAGAATATGGTATTGCAATATTTTTTTTATTAATGTGTTAAATGTATTGACTAATTAAAATAAATAATGCTAAGGCTATAACAATTAGGCATATATCGCTAAACATAACATAGAGTATCGCAAGTGAAATTATCACAATATCTAGTTAAAAATGGAATATCTCAAAAAGAATTATCTGATCTATTAGACGTTTCGCAACCAACAATTCACAAGTGGCTTTATGGCAAATCATTACCTTCAGCTAAAAAAATGTTGGCAATTCATACCTTCACAAAAGGCAAGGTTAATCTTCAGGATTGGAAAATGTAATGGGTAAATTTTCTAGAGATAAAGGTTATCGAGTGGAAAATAATCTTAGAAAGCAGGCTTTGTTGCATGAAGATATTGAATGTATTCGAGTTCCATTGTCAGGGGGTGGATCAATAAAAGGTGATTTAATTGTCAATAAAGTTGGTGAAGAAAAGTGGAATGTTGAGGCTAAGTGCAGGGCAAATGGATTTAAATCTATTTATGGTTGGTTAGAAGGCAATCATGCATTGATTATTAAAGCTGATAATAAAAAGGCTCTAATAGTTTTAGATTTTGACGATTGGTTGGAGTTGTTAGCTAGACGATGAAAGTTACTCTTTTAGATTATGAGATGGCTCAGGGAGCAAATACTGGTTCTCTTAGGCATATTGGGGCGATCAAAAGAGGATATAAAAATAAAACAAAACTTCAGTCTAGTTGGAATAGTCATATTGAGGGTGCTTGCGGTGAAATAGCAGTATCAAAAGCTATGGGTAAATATTGGGGCGGATCAATAAATACCTTTAAAAGTGGCGGTGATATTGATGGCACTGGTTGGGAAGTAAGGACACGAAGTAAACAAGGTTATGACTTAATTTTGAGGGATGATGATCCTAAAGATAGAGTTTATTTTTTAGTAGTGGGAGTTTGTCCAACTTATGAGATTAAGGGTTGGATAATAGGTGGCGAAGGTATGCTTGATGCTTTTGTCAATGATTATGGAGACTATGGGAAAGCATATTTTGTGCCTGAAAGTTTTCTAAAAAACATTAATGATTTGGAGGTGGAAATATGAGTATGAAAGCATTTTCGTGGGGTATGTCTCAGAAGGTTGGAGATCCTACTACTAAGTTGGTGTTACTAATAATATGCGATCATTATAATGATAGTTATGGATATGCTTTTCCATCTCAGGAAAGGCTATCTGAGTTTGCAGAATGTTCTGTAAGGACAGTTAGAAGGCATATAAAAAGTTTATTAGATATGGGATTTATTGAGGTGGTTGCCACTCCAAATATGGCTAATAAATATACAATATCTGCCTTAAAAATGGAGAGGACAAAATGTCCTCCTGAAGAAATGGGGAGGACAAATCGTGCAAATGGTGAGGACAAGGCTGACCTCCGATCCCTTAATAACCCTTATCTTATATCTAATAAATTAGATATAAGCGACAATACGACAAAAACTTATGGAGATTTGGTTTATCAAGATCATCTACAGTGGCTTGCAAAACAAGATTGTGGAATAAAATATCCGAGACCTTTTTTGGGTAAGTTAAGGGAGATCATTAAGGGTAAATCAGCACTGCCAAATGAAAAGGTTTACGAACATCTTCATAAGTTATTTGTTGAGGTGCAGGCAAACCCAAAAGGAGATCTGCAAAGTTACTTGATGAAGTCTGCTCAGACGATAAATGATAGATTGAATAAACCAAAAGATAGAGTGCTGACAGATCAGGCTAAGGCACTTATGGAAAGTAATTTTCAGAAAATATACAAAGCTACGAAAGATGTAGCAGGATGGGGTGGTTTGGATTATTTGGCTATTAGGAAAGAATATGAAACTGCTTTTAAGCAGGGATCTATTGTTTTTAGTCATACAAAGCAGAAGGCAACCGCAGACGAAATACTTGAATATTTTGGGGTAAAATGAAAAAAAAGAAAGTTCAAACTCCGAGAGAGGAAAGAGTTCTGCCAACTCCTGAGTTTCTAAAAAAGCATGAGGTTATTGAGAAGCCGACTAAAATAGCAGGGCAAAAAATATTATATGTTACTGATCAATTATGGATTGATACTTATTTTAAGAAGGGTGTAATTAGTTATGATCAGTATCAAACTGCTCAAAGGTTGTTGGGTTTATATATGGCTTCAGGGCGAAATCAGAAGCTAACAGCATCATTAACTGATCAGGTGTTGGGAAACAGTCTGACTGGTGATTATGATCGTTCTGAGGTTGCTATGATGGATTTTATTAAGGTGGCTAGACGAATGGGAAAGAGGAGTTTTAGTATTGTGCAGGATGTAGTGTTGCATAACTTCTCAGCTAAAGATTGGGCAATAAAAAACCACAGAAACCAAAAGGCTTCTGCGGAGATATTAAGGTTGAGTTTAGATGATCTAGAGGATGCCTTTAAGAAACTATCCTAACTTGATGGTGATTATCTATTTGGTAGTTAATGTCATCTAATACTGTTTGATAATGAGATAGATGTTGCCTTAATCCATTATCAGATCTTCTTGATAGTTCATCCTCAATGAAGTGAATATTCATTTTGGTGTAATCTCTTATCAAGTGTAGATCGCTAAGTGAATAGATCTTATTCATTAGTGAAAAACCACTAAAGCTAAGTAGGCAGTGCCAAACATCATTACAAGAAAGGATAATTCAGCTAAACAAGTTAAAATGAATTTCATAGTTATCTCCAATATAAAGTTACTTATTGGGTATATATTGCAATATATGAGAATAAATGTAAAGAGGTATTGCACTTGAGACCTTTGTTTGGTACAACTTGTATATGATTGAATTAATTGACACTAGATGTTGATTGTTGATCTCCTTAAAATAGTTATTGAAAAAGAAAGCCTCACAGAAATGTGGGGTTTTTTATTGGGAATTATTATGAGCAGAAAATATACTGAAAAAGAATGGATAGAGTTCCTGAAGAGAATAGGTGAAGGAAGATCCGCTAGAGATGTATGCGGTAATGATAAGGATATGCCGACATGGAGATTGGTATCAGATAAGCTGAATAGTGATACTGGATTTGCTCAAAGATATGCAATGGCTATGGAGAATAGAGGTCAGGTATATGCAGATAAGATTACCGATACAGTGAATGATATGCTGAATGGAACGATAGATTACAATCAGGCTAGAGTGGCGATAGATGCATTGAAGTGGCAGTCAAGTAAGTTAGCACCGAAGAAGTATGGCGATGTTCATAGGATGGAAGTGAAACATGAGGCTAGTTATTTAGATGCGTTGAAGGAAGTTAGTAAGGTGGTAGATGGTGAGGAAAGTACACTAGATAACGCAATACGCACACGCAAGAAATCGGCAGAAAACAACACAATTCAATAGGTCGTTACATAACTGACCTGACGAAACTTGTTGATATACAAAGATTACAGCTAATATTAGCCACATTATTAGCCACTATTAATATTTTATTTAAGATTTTTGCAGGGATATTTGATCTGACCCCCCCCTTAGATTTAGGCAGGGGGTGGCGATAGATATATATACCCCTCTCAATTTTCGGTACTGCGAGATCCCCCTTATCTTGCAGGGGCAAGGGGTGGGCATTGAGTAACGCAACTGAGACATTACTAAAATTGCACAACGATCCAGTTTTATTCGTTGAAGCTATATTGAAAGCCACCCCCCAAAAGTGGCAACGAGAAGCCTTAATAGGCATACGAGATAATGATAAGGTAGCTTTGAAGT